GTCCTGAACAAAGCAGGCGCGATCACTGGCCGCCGTGGTGATGTTGGCACCACCGGGCAGTTTCAGTGTCGTTGCATGATGCGTGAGCGTCAGGATACCATCGAAGATTACCCATGCGACGCGGCCATCCTTGGCTGTTGCCCAATCTATATCGGTGATCGTGGTGGTACCAGTGATGTGGAAATAGCCGCCCTCGCCGAGCGAGATGGTGCCGGAACTCGCGACATCGGCGCCCTTCTCCCACAGAGCCGCGAGCGCATCAGCCGATACCGCCTTGGCGGTATCGGTGCCTGTCAGGACTTCGGTGGTCGTGGTGAAAGTTACACCAGAGCCAGGCGGTACAGCCCATGTCCCGTCAGCCTTCAAGAACTTGCCCGCTGCGGCATCGCCTGTCGTCTGCGCGGGGACCAGTCCCTTAAGCCCGCCTGCCCCGAGATCACCGGTCATCGCATTGAGTGCTGCGGTGAACTGCGTGAAAGTCAGTTGCTTTAGCAGCTTGCCGGTGGTCCCGTCGAACACGGCCGGGTTGCCATCGGTGACCGATGAAGGGCCGATGACCGCCCCGTCAAGGTTCGTCTGCGCTATGGTCCAGGAAGACCCGACACCAGCCTGTGTGCCCGATGAGGTGCCGTCTGTCAGGCAGAGAAGAAGGTCACCTGCTTCAACGTTCGTTCCGGACGCACCGCCGATCTTGCCGGCTACCGAAACGCGATATGTCCAACCGCGATCAGCAGCAGGATAATTCGGATTGGCAGAGCAATCGATGACGCCTTTGAATACCATGGCATCATTGGCCGCGACGATCTGATCGACATAGGTCTTAGTCGCTTTCTGCGAGGCGATCTTGGCGTCAGAATTGGCGGTTAGGGTGCCATCAGTGTCGAGATAGGATGTAGGCAGCAACGAAGCGATCGTTGCCCCGCCATCTTTCAGAAGCTTGCCTGTCGTGCCATCGAAGGCGGCAATACGGCTGTCTATGGCGCTCGCAGGGCCAACGACATCGCCAGAACCGCCGCCGCCGGCAAAGAGCGCCCATGCCGAGCCGTTGTAGAAATAATAGGCGTTGTCGTCCTGGGCGTAGGCAAACGCGCCTTCAATCGGCGGCAGGAAGACCCATGCGGCATTGTAGTAGACGGCGACATATTTTCCTTTGCCGGACCATGCGCCGGTCGGAGATGAGCCGAGCACATAGAGATCGCCTTCCGCAGGCGATCCTGGAGGCGCTGTATCGCCTATCGAGATGGCGGCAAAGCAGGTCGCGCCCGCCTCGAGCATGGCGACAGCAGCATTGAAGGTGGCTGAACGATTGTTCTGCGTCTCGGCCATCTCAGTGATGCCGAGCCGGTTTGAAGTCGTCATGCTTTTCGCCTATAACAAGGGAGGAAATGACAGTTTCGCCAGCAATGGTGTCCGAAGGTGGCGCGGTTCGATTCCGCCTCGTTGACCGAGATCAGGTGAGAAACAGGGTTCGAATCCCTACCTCGCAAGAGGGTCTTTGCCGGCGCTGGTGTCCGGGGTCTGACAGCCGGGAAAGACCGGCACTTTCTCTAGGCGGCTTCTCTCAATTCGACGCCATCGCCATAGATCGAAGAGACCTGGGCAATGCCAAATTCAAGGGTTGTCTGGGGAGAGCCGAAATCGGTCGTCTGGTCGGCTGAGGTGTAGGTATAGGTCTCGACGGTCGAGGCATAGCTGTTCACCAGAACGCCCATGCCGTCATAGATGTTGATTGTGTAGGACTCGACGCTTTCGCTCATCGGCGGCGTTTCAGAACCACTCTCCGGCCATGCCTGGCCGAGACGATCACGCCGATTCCATGTCAGTATCCAGTCGCCAGTTCCATCATCGAGCACGGCGCTGACGAGTTGCGGCGACCAGCAGCGAAGCCCCTTGCCATAGTTGGTGAAGGTGACCGCACCGGTGGAATCGAACACCGTCGAGGTCGGCACGGCGACATAGATGCGTGACAACGTGCGATCACCTTCAAGTGCCCTCGTCATTGCCTGATCATCCAGATGGTAGACGACAGCACCTGCTGCATGGCCGACCATGGCGAACTCGGTGCCCTTCAAACCCCTGAGTAGCGTCGACAGCGTCCATGTGCCATCCATATTATCGACCACGGAGGCAGCGCGGATATACTCCCAATCGCCGAGACTGGCGTTCCAGACGGCAAAGGCATTCGAGGTCTCGCCAGCAAGCAGAACTTCCTCGCTGACATTGTCTGGTGCCGTGCCGACGGGGACCGCAATGTTGAAGTTCGTGGCGCGATCGAAGGCGGCCGGATGTGGCCTGTTGGGCAGCGCATCCAAGGCAATGCCGCGGATCATGCCGTTGGTGAAACCAGCCCAAGGTGCATAATTCGATCCGCCATCCTCGGAACGATAGATCGATGCTGAACGGAAGTTGCCAGCCGATACCACAGCCACGCCAGCGTAAAAGCCATCATTGTTGTCTGCGGCACGCAGCAGATGACCATCGATCAAAACTGGTGTGGCATCGGCAATCCCGAGCAGAGTGTCGACAACATAGGGTGTCGGCTGTGCCACTGCGTCGGATGTGTAGCTGTCGCCGCGCTTGCGGAATTCCATTTCAAGGACGGTATCGCCTGACATCTTGGTCAGGACGGCCTTGGTCGCTCTGGTATCATCGAGCGGCAGGTTGACGACTTGGCCTGGATGCAGGTCCATATGCTTTTGGCTGGTGGTGGTCTTGTAGACTGTGGCGGCGTCGATCAGTGAATTGTGCAGGATATCGGCGACCCTGGCCGCATCCTGATCAGTCAGCACCTGTGCAGTGGAAAACTCCATCGCGCGCTTGCGCCGAACCTTGATCGGCGCGCCAGTCTCATCGGCCTGCGACGGCTCATCATTAAATTTTTGGTCTTCCTTAGTGTTGCCGGCCTGTGCGCCGATGCGATAGACGGCATCATAGCTCGGATAGGTGATGATGACTTGTTCCGGCATGTCGAGCGCCGATGGATACTCCTCGCTGATCTGCACCGGATCGGGTTCGGCATTGAGCGCCATGCCGATTTCATCAAGCGTGATGGTGCGGAACGCGTTTGTCTCGCGAGGAAAGAATGTCTGGACGCCGTCGATCTGCGCGAAATCGATGAAATTGACGCGGGTCAGATCTTCGATAATGCCGCGCGGCGGTGTGCCGGCTCTATCACCATAGCCATAGATCTGCGTCGATATCGCAGAGACATCGGAAAGCAGACCTGCATAAAGGCATTCCTGCTCGATGATATCAGCAAGTGATTCCGGCCCGCGATCAGAACGGGGCATAAACCAGAGGTAGCTTGGCAGAACGTGATAGGCGGCAAAGATCATCGCCATCGTCGAATTGAAGCTGAAGACTGCCCGCTCGCTGGAACTGTACGACCATCCGACGACGCTGGGGACAATCGACCTAATAAGTGAGAGGTCCGACAGCTTGAAAATGTAGACTGTGTTGCCATCGGCAACGATGCCGATCTCGTCGCTGGCGACTTTCATCCTCTTGGAATTGGAACCCTGCGCGACAGGGACCGTAAAGCCATTCCCGGTCTTAGACCGGAGCAAGCTCGAAAGCGCCGCGTTATAGACGAAGATATCGCCGTTTACACAGACGATGACGACACTGTCGGAATCCTCATCATAGTTGCAGATGGCGATGTCATCAGTAAGGCCAGATGGAGCGATAGCCACTTCCGACAATCCGGAGATCTGAATTTTTACCCGGATGATGTCGGTATTATTATTGCGAATAAAATAGCCCCAGTCTGGACCAACACTAGCACCATGTGCGCCTAATATACTGGAAAAGAACGTAGATGCAGTCTCCCACTGCTTTGCGTAACCCGTACCGTCGTTGGTCAGCAGCGTGAAGTAATGGCCGTCGGTCGTGAACATCAGAAGGTAAGTCGTTCCGCCAACCGTGACATCATCCATAACGGAGCCAAAAATGGTGGTTGACCCGGTTATGCCCCTTGTTATCGTCTGGGTAAGCGATCCCGTTGCAGCGTCGTAGACATAGATGGTTGTCCTATTGCAGAGAATGACATTATTTCTGTCGTCTATATGAACGCCGCCGCCCGACGTGCTTACCTGGATATCGCGCCTTGTCCCGGCCGGCAGTGACCATATGAAGAAACTGTCAACGGACGAGTGCAAACCACTCCATGCAGCATAGAGGCCATTGGTATCCCACGAAAAAAATCCGCCACCGGTGCCGATCGCCCCAAGTGCTACCTCCAGATAGCTGCTGGAGCCAACGCGAACGAGTTCCCCTTCAATGTTGGGTACACGAATGCCAAATTCATCGAGCGGCAGGTTCTTGATCACGACATAGCAGATGCCAGGCCATGCCGGCACATTGCCAGCGCCTTTGTCGGCCTCGATGTCGGAGTCTGAGGCTTGGTCGTCGGTGCCAAGATGGATGGTGACTGTCGCTCCTTTGGCAACGCCAATGGCAGAGCCGCCATTGTCGATGGCATTCTGCAGCGCCTCCGATGAGGCGTCATAGATCAGCTTGTCGTCGGCCCAGATGCGCGGCACCGCTGCAAAGGGACCATTCCACGCGAAAGCGACGGCGAAGGTTGCGGTGTAACTGTATGTCGTCACCTCCGGGCCGAGCGCTTTGCCCTGCCGCTCTGTCTTGACATGCTCGTCGACGTGATCGCCCTTGAGCCAGACCACTGCACCGGCTGTTCGGATCGAACCATAGGTGCGTGCCAGTTGCTCACCATAGCGCGATGTCTGCGCCTTGAGGCTTTCGGCGCGCGGACCCTTGATCTTCTGCGGGAAGAAATAGGCGATGGCCAGATTGATGCCGACGCCAACAGCCGTCGTGACGATCGAACCGAGGAGGCCGCCGCCGACTGCGAGACCGGCTAATGGCGCTATGAAGGCCATTTTGGCCTCCACAGCATCAGCGGCGAGAATTGCAGCGCGGTGTCGACGACATTCGACTTCGGGCCAAGCGCCTGGATAACCCGCGTCGGGCGCAAGCCGTCAACTTCGGAGACGATCGCCATATGCAAGGTCTGGGATGTCTTGAACAGCACGATATCGCCAATTTCTGGAGAGCCGACACGGTCGCAAAACTGTTCCAGATACCGCCTCGCCTGCCGATAGTCCTGCATCCGGCCATAGTCGGCCGTCAGAGGGGCATCGATGCCTGCGGCGCGTGCAGACAGCACGATAAGCCCGACGCAATCCATGCCCTTGTCCGTGCGTCCCTGGTGCATCCAAGGCACACCAAGAAAGCCGCGTGCGGCGGCGAGGAAGTCTTCAGCGCTCATGGATCAGGCCTTGGGTGCGGTGGCGGTGATGTTCTCACCGGCGAGGAAGTCGAAGCCGCCGAAGCGCAGCGTGAGCGTGCGCGAGTTGTGCGCGTTGTCGTGCTTGGTGATGCAGTCCTCCTGGCGCCGGTGCCGGCAGCCGACCAGTGCCTCGAACGTGTCACCGATCTGGATATCGTCATAGGCGCCGAGATGCAGGATCAGCGTGCCGGTGCCGTTGTCAGATCGAACCCGCCGGACATCGCCGGCATTGTCGCCGGTCTGGAAGGTGATGAAGCCCTCGCCGAAATAGTCGCTGGTGACACTGATGCCAGTCGCTGTGAATGTCCTGCGATCAGTGACGGCGGAGACTGTGCCGATTAGGCGACGGGCGCGGATTGCTGTCCATGTCACGGATCCGTCGACGACTGTGCCTCCGAGAACCACCGGCCATGTCGGTTCGGTTCCTGCGCTGGTGCCTGCAACCGTCGCCTTGAACCAGAAGATGCCGGTTCCTGTCAGTCGTTTGACAAGGTCTTCGACGGCATAACCCCCCATGGCCGACCAGACATTGGCGCGGGTCGGGATGCCGCAGTCGAAATCGCCATAGGACTTGTAGCAGTTTGCCGATAGGGTGACACCAACCGGCTGTTCAAGCCGCTTCTCGGTGCCCATGAGTTCCAGCCGGGAAACCAGTCCCTTGATATCGGACTGGCCGAGATCATAGGTGCAATAGAACCATGGATTTGCCAGATCGCTCGGGACGACATAGCCAATCGCCACCGTCGCATTGTTGAGCTTTCCGCGACGAACGTCCTTTGCCGTCAGCGTGGTGGCGCCGAGGATAATCGTGAACTCGCGATCATCGATCGGTGCATTGATCTGCGCGGAAAAAGCCGAAAGCTCTTGAAACTGGTAGGGCAGATAGGTCTCAACGCCACCGCCACGCAGATCGACATCGAGTTTTTCGTTCCATTCGGTTAGCGGGATGGTGGTTCCATCGGAAAGCGTGATCAGTACCAGAGTTGCCAGTTCATAGGCAGTGTCGTTGATCGCCGTCTCGACCGGCGAAGGGACGGTCCTAGTCATTCAGAACCTCGACCAGCGGGATAGACGGCACCGAGCCAGCCCTGAAAGCTTCCATCACCTGGCTGAGATCGTTGGTGTCGAAGCGGACCTTTTCATTGAAGTGAAAACCGGCGGTCACATTCTTCATGCTGGCCGGCTCATGACCGCTTTCGAAGATGAGTTCACCGGTCTCATAATCGAGGACATAGTCGGTGGCTTCTGTCTGCAACATGCCATCGACGGCGATCAGTGGCGCGGGTGACAGCATTGGCAGATAAATCGTCCTGTTTATGGCGATGACGGAACTGTCGAGCTTGGTGACCTTGTATTGCTTCTTCATCTGGAAAGTTGGGTTGGACCCATCACCCACGCCGAGCAGGGCGTCGAGCATGGTGATGTCGTCGCCAGGCGCGCAGCTCTTGTAATCGTTAAGGTTCTGGATGGCGAAGGAATGTTCCGGGCCGTTCATCACCTCGAAATATTCGAGCACCTGATAGATGTCGCTGATGTCGCGAATATCCTTGCCGAGATTGAAGCGACGCAGCCGGCGCGAGCGCTTTGACCGGCGTTGTTCATACCCTGTCGGCCCGCGCGCGATGTCGACCAGACTGACCGGCGATGCTTCGCTGCCCTTCGAAACGAAGCCCGGAAGAACGGCATTGTAAAACGTCATGAAACCCTCGTCAGGCGTTCCAAAGCCTTGGCGCTTTTCTGCGCGATCTGGTTCTGACTGGCAGGCGCGGCAGGATTTTCGCGGAAGATGAAGTTGTTGGTCTGCTGGATGTTCTGCGCCGGCCGGTCATTCGCAACAGAGCCGCTACGACCGTTGGAATTGGAAGCCGCAGCGCCCATGTTGTCGTTGTGTCGCCCGCTACTAAAGCGCATGCGAATCCTGTCAGCATAGCCGCCATCGGCATAGCCGGCATAGCCGCGGCGCATGCCTTCAACTGCACCAACGCCGCCAGCGCGCGCGATATCATTCTGTGACCATACGATCTCGCCGCGATGCACGATGCCAGCCGGCTGATTTTTGCCGCCAAGACCAGTGAAGCCACCGGTGTCGAACAGGCCCCACGAGCCGGACAGGATGTCGCTCGTTGCCGCAGGTGAGATCGAACTCATGAAGCCGAGCGCGCCAGACGACCCGCCGAACATGCCGGACAGGCCTTGGAACCAACTCGTGCTGCTCGTCGCCGGCGTCAATTGCGACAGCAGGCTCTGGCCCATCTTGCTGAACTGTGAAATCAGGCCTTCCGATGCGCCGCCGAGACCGCTCAACGCGCTGCTTGCCTGCGAAGCGCTGCCGCCCATCTTCTTAAGATTGTCATTGAACATGTCGACATACTTGGAACCGGTGGTGCCGAGAACATCGGACTTGCCAGCGCCAGCCGACAACGGGCCGCCGGTGAACCATGCCGATGCGGCGTCCTGCGGGTTGCCGTATTTCGACAGATACTTGCCGAACTGCTGCGAGAAGATCGCATCCTGCGCGGCAGGATCCGACATGAACTGGCTCTGCGACATCGGCTTGCCGAAAGCCTCCGTCGACCAGGACGGCAGATTGCTCCGCATCACCTGATAGGCGCCAAGCGCCTGGTCGCCGCTCTTGAGCACTGGGCCGAGTGCCGAATAGCCACCACTGCCGGCGCTCTCGATCATTTTGATGGCGCTGGCGTATGACGACATGCTGCCGGTGAGGCCGCCGCCAAGCACGCTGGCAAAGCCACCTGCCGGAGACATGATGCCGCCAAACCCGGCAGCAGTCGTTCCAAAAGCCTGATCTATCCGTTTCTGAATATAATCCTGCCCGGTGGTGCCGAATGCCCCATCGATGCGGCTCTGGATCATGTTTTGATTGGCCGCGCCGCCGCCATAACCGAGAATGTCCGACAGCGTCGTGTTGGCCTGAAAGCCGGAGCCACCGAGCAGCGATCCCAATCCTCCCGCGACACCGCCAACCGGTGAACCATTGATGAAGACAGTCGCTGCCTGCACCTGCATCGTGGCCACGGATTGCGAGCGACCGCCGCCGAACAGATTGCTCAGGATCGATGATGCACCGCCGGCCGATGAACCCGACTGGCCGCTATTCCCCGATAGCAGGGCACCGAGCGTTCCGCCGCCCGCCGATTCACCGCCGAACAGATTGTTGAAGATGCCGTCGAGGCCCTGATCGATGAGCTTGTCGGCAATTTTGCCAAGTGCGTTGGTGGCGGCAGTGGCGAAGCTTTCCCATACCGTCTTGCCTTCCTTCAGGCTGGACAGCATGTCGGTGGCAAAACCCTTGAAGGTGTCCTTGGTCTCCTGCAGCGCCATGTTGTAGCGCATCATATTGGCTTCGGCGGAATTGAGATCGATCGGCAGGCCGGCGCTCTGCTGGGCTGCGGCTATCGCTTGATCCGTAGAATTGCGCAGGATTTGCGAGCGCTGGAAAAGCAAATCGGCCTGCATTGAAGCTCTTGCCCGAGCCTCAGCATTGGCAGATTCAGCCGCCGTGACGGCGCGCAGTCCCTCGGCTTCCTTGCCGTAAAGCGGAATGCCACGCTCGCGGATATCCTGTTCTGTCTTGAGCGCTGCCATTTCGGCTTCACGAGCAAGCGTATTTTGCCCGAGCAGGCCGACTTCTGCGCGCTGGAGTTCAAGCTCCTGCTCTCGGCCGTGGAGAGCTGTACCAGCGTCCGCGATTGCCTTCTGCATGGCGGTTGCGGCGGCCTTCTCCTTGATCTGGGCGATCTCTTTTCCATAGAGACGCTGGATTTCGGTTTCATTGGTGATGTTGTGTTGCGCCGCTTCCTCGCGCACTTGCGCTTCAAGTTGCGCGGCCATGCGCAGACTATCGATCTCTACCTTCGTCTTGCCAACTAATTCTACATCGAGTTGCGCCGAGGCGAGCGTCTGATTGAGCGAGCGCAGGCGCTGGTCCTGCGCTTCCTTCAGAGCGTGCTCGGCATCGATTAGCGCGCGTTTGCCGGCGAGTTCGACGCGGGTCGCCTGTTCGGCAGCGCTACCTTGTGGATTGAGCGCTGCACGCGCACGCGCGGCTGCAGCCAGTTCCTGTGGTGATTTGGCGAAGTTGGCGAGATTGTCAGCGGCGAACTGCTGTTGCATGCGATTTTGCGCGGCAAGTGTGGCCGAAGCGATTTGATCGCCGGCTACACCCTTCGGCAAAACCCCAGCCTCGGGGAGGCGTATCTTCGCGAACCTATCGAGGATGCCGACGAGGCCTCCGACCTGACGTTCGGTCTTGGCGGCTTCCTCGGACATCTGAAGAAATCGGCCGATGAGATAGCTGAAGTCCGGGTGGACCTCGCCAAATCTCTGCAGAGCGGTACGAGCATCGTTGATGCTCATCTCGCCATCGGAGGCAGCATTTATGATGCGCTTAAATTCGATGTACGCCGGCTCGATGCCTATGCTTTTCTGAAGGCCCTCCGGGAGCGTGTTCATGAGATTCATGAAGGTGCCGCTAGACCCCTGGATTTCCTTCAGGGCGGTTCGCCCCTGCTCTTGTGACGCCTTTCTAGCGTCATCCAGGTTCTGTTGAAGCACCAAACGACCGACGCCGACGCTCTCAAACGGTCCCGTGGACTGCTGCTGGCGTGCCGCCTCCGCATAGGCGGGACCAAGAGACTGGATGATCTCCTTCTGGTCGCTCAGCAGCTTATTGAACTCTCTCGCCTTCTCCTCCGCGCTTTTGAAACCATCGAAGAGTTTCGAACCGAACTGGATGGCGATAGCGGCGACGGCGGTGAGCCCTATGGCGACAAGATTTGTCTCCGTAAGAAGACCCGTAAAGGCAGTGCTAAGGCTTTTGACAAGGCCTGCCCCACCTTGGACGCCAGACATCTGCATTGCCATGCCAAGTTGGGTGCCTTGCTGAAGCGCAATCGTCATTGGGCTCTGGCCCATGGCACTTGTGATGGCGATGTCTTGAAGCTGGCTTGTGGCGTTCATCGCGCCGAAGCGGTTCAAGCCACCCTGGTTTGCGGCTGCGCGGCTGCGCGCCATAGTCTGCGCGGCTGCCAATTCTTCCGCAGAAATGGCGCCTTTTGCCGCAAGATTATTAAATTCGGCCAATTCGGCGTTGAGGCGGTCTTGAGCCGCAGCCACGGGGTTCAATTCTGCCCGTAGCGCCGCGACCTTCGACGCCATCTGATCGGCTTCGCGGCCGGCTTCCTCGAATACCGACGCTGACGCCCGCGCCGAACCACCACCAAATGAGCCTACGCCAAGTGATGCGTTGAGATCGCTCTGGAAGTTGGCCCCGATCTGGGTAGCCTTCAACTGCGCCAGAGCATCGATCCGGTCGAGTTCGGTACTAAAGGCCGCAGCCGCATCACGAGCCGACTTTGAACTGCCGGCGACGAGCGAAATGTTGAGATCATTGCCGAAATTCTGGCCGATCTGCTGCGCTTTCAACTGCGCGATATTATCGATGTCTTGTAGTCCGGCAGCGAACACCGATGCGGATTCGCGCGCGCTCGAAGATGGTTGGGTCTGCACGCCAAGCAGGGAATTGAACTTGTTCTGGTTAGCGCTCGCAAACTGGCTGCTGTTCTGTGCTGCTTGCGCCTCTTTCAATTGTGCGATGTAGATTTGATATTCGCCAACCGCACGCGACAGCGAGCCAGTATTAGCTTCTATTCTCGCGTTGGCTATGGTGGCCGCTTCGGCCATTTGCGTCAGCCCCTTTGCCGCGAAAACCGTGACATCGGCGGTCAGGCCGAGCTTCTGGTTCATCCCGACTAAGAGAGCCGCAGCGCCCTCGATACTGACCTTGCCGGTATCCAGACTGCGCTGAATCACGCCAAGACCTTGAGCGAACTTCTGCTGCGTGCCAGCGCCATCGATCATCAGACGCGTTAGCTTTGCAAGGGCATCTCCGGACTGGCTGATTTTGGAATCGTTCGCCGCGACCGCCTGTCCGAGTTCGCGTTTTGAGGCGACCATTGACTTGTCGGCGGCCACCATGTCGGCAGCACCGGCCTTGTATTGCCCGGCATCCACCTGCGCAGAGACGCGGAGGGTTCGAAGTTCGACTTCAGCCATCTGTCTTCCCTCCTTCCTTATCTCTGTCGGCGACGTGCTTCAACCATTCGGAATCGATGGCGGTCATGAACATCCTGAACAGCCATAGATCGTCACCGATGATGCCGTGGTCTGCCGCATAAGAACTGATCACCTGATACGGGATCGGCATCTGCCCGCCATAAACGCCATATTGGCGATCGAAGCGCAGCGCATCCCATGCTTCCCAATAGAGCCCGTGCCAAACCTCGGCTTCGAACTCGATCCGACCGTCGGGAAAGGCGGCTTTGACCACCCAATCCTCATCCGGATATTCGTCGGCAAGCGCTTCAAGCCATTCTTGCCGACCTTCTGGAAGGCCTTCCCGCCTCAATCGGTCCCGGAAGGCCTGTCGGAGTTTTTTGCGGCGTCCTCGATGAACTCGACATCGACATCGGAGACCTTCGCAGCGCACCATTCGACGGCGGCGACGAGGTTGCGATATTCCGGATCGGGCAGCATCTCGCCGGCGACCTCGCGCGAATAGGGCTCATCGAAGCCACGCCAGCCGTGCAGGATGTGCTTGTGATAGAGCTTGCCAATCTCGGTGGTGACGACCTCCGGAGGAATGGGCTTGCCCTTGTATTGACGGGAGAGGCGCTGCCCGAGGAGATCGCGATTAATCCTGTAGGCAGGCAAAAGGAGGGATGAGACGTTGAACGCAACGCCGGGCCAGTCCGGATAATCGATCCAGTCGCCTTTGGCTTCGCGGGATAAATCGGCTCTGACGCTGCTTAACTTTACCGTCATAAATACTCCTGATAGGATTGGCCAGTCGTCGCCGAAAGGCGCGGCAATGGCATGGCACGGCGTGGCAAGGCCTAGTAAGGATCGGCATGGCAAGTCGCCGCGAGTCCTGGCAAGGCAGATGAACGGCGGTTCCTTTTTGGGGAGCCGCCGTTTCTGTTTTCAGGTCTTTGAAGACCGACCCACCGCCTTACCGGTGCGGCGGGATTTCGTTGCGGCAGCGATCTTTCTCGAAACCGCAGCCTTTGGAGGATCGATGCGGGTTGGTTCCCGAGGAACTTGTGCCGAAGCCCTCAGAAACTTCGCATCCGCATCGGTTGCCACCAGACCTTTTTCGCGCACCAGTTGCGCAAACGCTTCCGGTACCGGGACGCTCTCGACACCAACCTTGAACCGCACAGGGTTCCGATGATTACCGTCTGGAAAGCCGGTAAAATTCACCGCCGGCAGGAAGGTCGTCATGAGATCGGAACCCTCGTGATGGTCAGCGAGGCACTATCTGAAGCTGAATACTTCGCCTGGAATGGCACTTCCAGAACGACAGGCTGACCATTGCCGGGAACCGTCGGGCCGCCGTCGAGCAATTTGCACTTCGGCAGCGACCATGCCTGCGAATTGCCGGCGGCATCCGTCAGCGTGAAGCCGATGGTGACATCGGTGTGGTTCAGGATGGCGTTATAGGTGTCCAGGTTTTCGAACAGCGCCGTCATCGAACCGGTGACCTCGAAGCGGCCGAGACCATGCGCGTAGGGCTCATACTGGCTGACCACATCCACCGGATAGATGTTGTTGTTGATGCGGCAGGTCAGAGCCTGGATCTTCGGTGCGTTGGCGATGCCGGTGAAGTCGAGCGCAGCCACATTGAGCGCGGCATTGAAGACTTCAGTCGTGGTCGGATCGGTATACATTGCACCCGACAGGATGGCATTGGTCGGCGTCGGGCTACCGATGCCCATGATACCCCATGCGGCCGAGACTGAGGCACGCGGCCGCAGGCTGAGATCAAGCGTGTTGAAGCGCGTGCCGCGGTAGCGGACGAAGGTGTCCGTCGCACCTTGCTCAAAGAAGAACTCCATTGTCGCAGCCTTCTGCAGGATGCCGTTCTTCAGCACGCCGCCGCCCCAGTTGGCGCACAGCAGGTATTCCAGCCATGTGTCATAGGTGTCGGCGCTATAGAGCGTCTGGATGGTGCCCTGCACCATGCGCCCTACATCGACGATCGAGCCGACATTGCGGTCGGCGCGGATTTCATTCGGGATGTCGACCTGCTTTGCCAGGCGCACGTCAGACGAGACATAGCGCATGGTCTGGAAGGTCGGGGTGGTCGGGATGGTGTTGATGGTCGCTTCCGTGACGGTCGCGAGTCGAGTTTGTGAGCCGTCGGCCACAGTCATGGTAGTTCTCCTTATGGGTGGGATGACCGGTCGTTGGCCGGGGTTTAGTTATCAGGACGCGGGTGGAACGCTCGTGATGTCGCGGCGTCTCCAGAAAATGGAGGCGGTCAAGGCGAAGTAGCCGGGCCAATCCTTGCCGGGATCGCCGGCACCGATCGACATTTCAGGCATGAACAGCGTCGAAATCGGCTGCTCGCGGAAGAGATAGAGCAGGCTGTTGGCATATTGCCGCGCCTGCCGGCTCCCCTGCCCGCTCGGCGTCATGACATGCAGATAGGTGACGCCGGTCTCCAGCCATTCATTGGCCTGCGGCGCGCCCATCGTGTCTTGGTCGTAGGTGTCTCCGAAGATTTCGACATAGACGAACGGCGCCGGCGTGTCGGGCAGCGTGTAGAATTCGTTCTCCATTACCAACGGGCATGTTTCCCATTGGCTGCGTAGCCGCTGTTCAAAGGCGTCGTAGGCAGTTAAACTGGACATTCAGAGATTTTCCACACTGAGGAGCCGGCGAGACATGGACGAACCCCTCTCACTGAATGGCTACTACCTTCAGCCAGACGGTCGCTACAAAGGCCCTGATGGACACTTCTATTTCCGTGGTCAGCGGGATGGTCGGCATCAAGAATGGATCAATGCCGACATCATAACTGACGATCTTCAGCCGGATGAGCACATAGATTACTTCAGACGGCGTTGATGATGAGGGCGGGATAGGTCAAAGCCGTTCCGGCAGCGCGTCGCTTGGTCGTGCGCTTGAGCTTGTACGGAACCAGCGGATTGATCCCGCCCGGAACGTCGACATATTTCATCTCGAACTCGAACGCGCCTTTGAAGCGTCGATTGAGCGCGCCTCTGGCCAGGTCGAAGTGGCGCTTGCCAGGACCGTTGTAGCCGGTCTCAATGCGTCTGGTGTAGGGCTGCGCGTTGAAGATGACGACCTCACTATCCGCCCTGATTTTCGAATAATCGGTCACGACAGTTCGGCCTCCGACCACCACAATGAACGATCCGGCATAGCGACCAGACCGGCGAGGCGCGCGGCGCTGAAGTTCCGCCAGCGCGGCCCTGATGACCAAACTCCAATTGCTGAAAACGAACAAAATCGGGCCGGGAGGGATGACGCTCTCCAGCGGCGCGCCGGACCTGCCATTGACGAACGTCTCGTATTGCGGGCTGGCACCAGCCGCCAGAACCTTCGACAGTTCAGAGCGGGCGAATTTTGCCAGTTCCTTCGCGATAGCCTGCGGTTCGAGGCCGACCGTGCTAAGGCGCAAGTCCCTCTCGAAGAATTCGAAGCCAGTCGCCATCGTTACCTCAACGAAAAAAGCGGCCCCGAAGAACCGCTTTTTATCCGTGCCTTGCCGCGCTTTGCCGAGCATTGCGCCACGGCGCCTTGCATGGCCAAACAGTAGCCCGCTGCGAATGTCTAACTTACGCCGGCAACCGGCAGTGACGCAAACGCGGAACTATACCTAGCGTATGTTCCCGCGAATTTATTTTTCGGCTTATCTGATCCTGCTCAAGCCCTGTCGTAGCAAGCCGCAGATCGCGTTCGAAGAAACAGGAGGGATTTCACTGGGTCACCGTCAGTCGCTCATGGAGCCGTGATCGTGTTGGAATCTACGCTGGCCGAGCCGACTGCATTGGTCGCTGTCTCTCGCACCTTCATGGAAGCACCGGAATCCTCTGGCACGTAGGCATGGTACGAATTCGTTTCGCCATCAATCGCCACACCATCGCGATACCATTGATAGGTCAAGTTATCCTCTGGATGAGGGTTTGCCTCCCATGTTCCAGCTTCCATCACATCGACTTCCGTACCAAAATCCTGAATAACGGGGACGGTGAGATTGCTCGGCGCAGTTGGCGTTCCGACAAGCGAGAGCGTCCGCATGGTCGCGTCGGATGGTACTCCCGCGTAATATGTGACTGTGATGATCGCCGAATTGTCGGACCCAAGAATGCCAATCTCAAGGTCAGTCAAAGGGTCGCCGATAGTATCGACGCTATATTCGTTCACCGCGCTATAATTGATCGCGGTTCTGATGGTGCCGGCCGTCACAGCCATGACTGCGCCTAGGTTGGGATACGCGACGGGCGGGCTTGGCATGTCCTCACTGAGATCGGCAAAATCCTGCACGTTGCCGCCAACAGTGCCAGTGGTCGCGGACGGGTCTAGTTCCCGATGCAGCGTATACCCTGGCAGTTCCGATGCAGCCATTTCGAACGATGCATTGACATCAATGGTAGCCGTTGTCAGGCAATAGAAATCACCAGCCAAAAGCGGCGCGGAGTATGTCCGGTTCATAGTCGGCGCGGCATCGTTCGGATGATTAGTCAAACCAGATGCCGTCACCAGAGCGGGATCAAAGGCGCTCCAATCTAGGTTCTCTTCCCACAGATCACCAAGCATCACGACCGCGTTGCCGGCCCAGTGATTGCCGGCGGCAAAGTCGGAATGAACGACGGCATTGGCAGGCACCCATTCAGGCGCTCCACCGCCCCCGCCAGCGCCTATATTCGTATGCGCGGCAGCCTGTTCATAGGTCGGCCAGACCGTGAGTCTGTTGTCCCGCTTGCAGTCAACGCTTGCCGCATCCTCTTTGGCCGCAGCGGCGTCCTCGTAGGTCGGCCAGACCACGATGCGATGTAGGAGCTTACCGTCTGTCATCAGTCGTGTCCCATAAGCCAGCCGAATAGGAATGGCCCTATCCAATTGCCAAGGATTGAAGAATTATCCGGTTGCCTTTGTGGTCGGTCGTTGCGCAGGGCGGCAATCGCCCGTTCGCGCAACTGTATCTCACGGATTTCGGGGTTGCTCGATAGCGGCGGCCGTGGCACCGCAGGACGGCTTGAAACGATACCCATCAGCCTACCACCTTTCCTGTGCCCGTATACGTCGGGAAATGCTGATCGAACTGGCGCTTCACGTTGAACGCCAAGCCACACTTTGGGCAGATGATTATCGAGTGGGAACCGTGGGAAGCCATCAGCCTGCCACCACCAAATTGACCCTGCACCAGCCATCAACGCCGATGATCTTGGGATCGACCATCTTCACCTGCCGCACCTTGCCACGCGCGATGACGAAATCGGTGATGCGCGGGATGCGGACATCGCTGGCGTTCGAAACTGGATAGGCCGGAACGCCGCCCGGCCATTGCGCCGCTAGGATTTCAGTCGGCGACATGATGATCTTCAGGTCCGACACGGAGATCGTGCCGGCGATCTCATCCGCGCCGACGGTGTCGACCCGAGCGCGGCAGGTGACATCGATGTTGGCGATGTTCGATCCGCTCGCGACCTGCCGGCGAAGCACGATGTCCTCGGCCGCCTCAAGCAAGGCGGCGTCGAGCGTCTCACGGAGACCACTCACCGGAACCACTTTCGGAAAGCGAGATCGCGAGGCTTGCCATCCCAAGCCATCCAGTTTTGACAATCCCACCGCCAATAATCGAAGGCCGCACCGCAAGCCTCGAAAAAGCCCATGCCCTGTCGGCGGAACGCGCGATAATCGCTCATGATCCCGGCCGCACCGAACAGACCGCGACTAATCATCGTGCAACCATCCGCAGATCGAGGAGCGTGCCCGAGACGTAGGTGCCGACACTCGTGATCACCGCTCGGAACATCGGCCCGAGCAAACCATCATTGACGCCTTCTGCGGAAAGTGCCGCATAGGCCGTCGCGCCCTTTGCCGTGAGGCCGGACAGGTTGACATATCTGGTTCCGCTTGATGTGGCGAAGTCGAGCCGCGCCACATCAAAAAAGATTGTCCCGCCATCGAAACTCGTCTGGACCAAGGCCGAGACGCTCGTGCCTCCCGATCCGCCATAGGCAAATCGAGCGACGATACTGGCCGACAGCATCCCCTCAAGCTCGTCAATTGGCGTCTGCGCCTGCGCGGTGAGCGCGGTTGTGATGCCGGCGGCAAAAAGGACAAAACTGCCAGAATTGTTCATCTCATGCCACCCATGTTTCGATGTAGCCGCCGTCATAGAGGATGGATTCTACCTCTGCCGGCATTAGCGACATGTCTGCATTGACAGTCATCGCGCTGATCCATCTCTCACGTCGAATTACCCCTGGAATCTCGACAACCTTCTCGAACGGATCGAGAATCGTCGCCGGCGTCTGATAGGCATCACGCCACAATGCCCGCAGCCATGTCTCCGCAGCGAGCTTCAGATCATCTGACGGCGCGATCAGGCCAGCGATATATTCGACTGTGATCAGCCCGCTCGGCCATACGGTGACATCGCTCGAGCCAAGCCGGAACAGTTCGCCGCTGGCCGCATCATATTCGAAGTCCGCGTCGACGAGCTCGGTCGTGCCTTCGGTGATCGTCTCGATGTCGCTGATGCGCCGGCGCGACAGCAGCAGGCTTTTCAGACCGCAAGTCTCAAACGTGGTGCTCCGGAAGGTCTCGGTGACGCTTTCGGAGAGCAAAGTCGGTGCATGTACGCCGTCGGTCCTGACTTTTGACGCCCGGTAGATCGCGGCCGAGATGCGAGCGACCAGCCGCGTCAGATCAGCATCGCGTGACGTGTCGGTGATGCCTACTGCGGCGCGCGCCTCTGCCGTCGTTAGCAGCGGGTCGCTGTTCGCGGTCGTGACGGTGAACAGGTTGCGCATCAGTCAGCCTTGCCGTCAGGCTTGTCGATTTTCACCGAAGGAAGCGGACCAGTAACAAGGTCTTTGCCGTCTTTGCCGTCGGATCCACGCTTCACGGAGAGCGTCCACGCTTTGTCATTGCCGTCGACGTGCCCAGGCTTTTCGGTCGTCTCTTCGGCGTCGCAATGCCATTGCGAGCCGCTCCATGTGACGGTGTCACCGCACAGGTATTGCTTTCCGTCCTGGTAGACGCCGCGGTAAATCTGATTTGAGGTCACGAGGCGTTGTTCTGAAACAACCTCGCCTTTGAGCATGAAACTAAAGATTTGAATGCGGCCTTTGTCCAAATGTTTGACTTTGACATTATCAACGCCGATGCCGTCCTTGCCTGCCGGACCAGGCATGCGCGCGAGCGTGCGGATCTCGTCGAGCGCCTTCTGGCCGAGACTGAGAGTGGCGTTGAGCGCTTCCCACATCGTGTATTTGGGCACGAGTTTTGACATTCAGATTTCCTCAAGCCGCGATGAGCAGCAAGTCGTTGTCCATGGCGACAGGATCAAAGCCGAGAGCGGCCGATGCCTCACAGGTGTCGCCGTTTTCATTGATATCGATCCGCGCAGTGATAGTGGACAGTTGCGGAGGTTGGGCGCGACGGGGCCGATGGAAAACGACGCCGCCAAATGAGATTTCCTGAACGGGTATGGTGGCTATAGAGGCCAGCACATCGGCCGCTTCAATAGTCCCCAGACCAGCAATAATGGCGACTTCGGCACCCGAATTTGAAACAAGCGTATCGGCAAATTCCAGACTTCCGACTGAATCCATCGTGTCAGCGGCTTCGGTCTGAGAGAAGCTTGCTTTGAGCCTAAGCGATGCGCTGGCGGCCAGCGTGTCGGCCTGTTCAAGTCCGGCGCGGCTCGCATGAACTTTCAGTGCGGCAGCCGCCGTTGATGTGTCTGCTCCTTCCGTACTGGTTAGAACTACCTGCAGCTTTAGTTTGGCGGCAGAGCCAAGGGTGTCAGCCCGCTCGACGCCTGCCTCTGCTCCTTGAACCTTCAGGTTTGCCGTTGAACCGAGCGTGTCGGCAGCCTCGCTTTTCGCCAGCACCGCATTGATCGGGATGACTGACGATGCCGAGAGAATGTCGGCGCCTTCTGTCACCGTCAGCGATGCCTGAATTTTCAGACCCGCCGAAGCGGACAATGCGTCGGCCGCTTCCGTAGTGCCTTCGCCGGCCTGTAATTTCAGAACAGCCAACGAGGTTAAGGTGTCTGCGGACTCCGTCGTCGAAAAAGTGGCCTGAAGCTTCAATACGCCGGAAGACGATAGCGTATCTGCCGCTTCGGTTACGGAAAGCGAACTCTGAATTTTGAGCGCAGCCGTCGAGGAAACTGTATCCGCAGCTTCGGTGGCGGTCTCGGTTCCTTTCAGTTTCAGAATGGTCGCGCTGGCGAGGCTGTCAGCGGTTTCCGTGTTTGCAAACGCCGCTTGAAGTTTGAGGCTTGCAGAACCTGTTAATGTGTCGGCGCTTTCTGCCCTCGACAGAGATCCTTGCAACTTGAGAGCGGCGGCTGACGATAGGGTATTCGTGGCTTCCGTCGCAGAAACAGATGCCTGTATTTTAAGCGCCGATGCCGAGGAGAGCGTGTCGGCAGCTTCTGTGGTCGCATCTGTGGCCTGTAGCTTTACCTTGGCCGCGCCAGAAAGCGTGTCGGCACCCTCGGTGGAGGCCAACGTCGCCTTGATCTTCAGCGCCGCGGCAGATGCGAGGGTATCGGCGCTTTCTGTTGCCGACAGGCTTGACTGGATTTTGACAACTGCCGTTGCCGAGACCGTATCGGCCGCTTCGGTCGCAGAGAATGTAGCCTGCACCTTCAAGATTGCCGCAATCGAGGCGCTGTCAGCAGCCTCAGTTGCCGCGACAGTGCCGGTGATTACGCCGAGCGGATTGGGTATCCTTTTCTGGTAGCTTCGAACGACTGGCAACGAGCGCGGGACATTTGGAACGCCACCTTGTTGACGTGTCCCGTGGAATGTCGGCATCGTTTAATTCCGGCTGAACAGATATGCCCAAAGCGTCTGTAGAGACGGTGACCCCGTAGTGCCACCCAGCGTCGTGTTGATCTCGATGTTGCTGTTGATCGTGGCGTCGACATTAACCGATGCCGTTGAGCCGAAGACCACGTTTGTCCCTGCGCCGGCGGTGGCAAGTGTGCCCTGGATCGACATCACACCCGACAGAACCGCCGTCGAGTTCGTGCCGGCTGCGCCAATGGTCCTGAACACCAGTTCCGCCTGCAGATACCATGGGATGTTGGTCATGACCGGCAGGACTTGCGCCGGGCCGGCACCGAGGACAACAAGACCAGTTCCGTATTTAGGCGTAATCAACAGCGAGCAGGTGTTGACGGACATGGTAATAATGCCGCCAGCACGGACACAATAGATTTTCCCTGCCTTCGGATCGTTGGCAAAGATTGGCGTGAACGATGCGGCCGGCCACAGCGGGGCGATCGTTGTTGTGGAATAGGCGCCCGGAGCAGTGACCGGTGGGTCAATAAATGGACCATCCTGAAAAAGTTGCCGACCCATAGACTTGGTGCCCTTTTTTATCGCGACATGGGAAAATATATATCGTCAGGATCGATAATATATGTTGGATCGAGTGTCAGCATAAAAGCTGCAACGCTATTTCGTAGGGCATCATCAGCTTTTTTTCGAGCTGAGTCCTAGTGATATGGTCACCTGACCTTGGGTATTGAAAGTCGGCGAGGTAGTAGACGATGAATCAGAAATCGTAATAACGAACGGGATATTGATGGTAGCGGCAGCCGGATTATTGCTAAGATTGGTGGCATGATCTCCGCCAAGCAGGACTGTGGCACGGATGGTCATTTTATGCTCCTCCTCAGGCGTTGTTGTCGGTGATGGTGAACGTGTTGACGATGAAATCCTGGCCGGCCGTGAAGCTGACCGAATCCACGATCATGTCGGTGCCGCTGGTGCCGACCGTGCCTTGGATATGGCAGGTCGTGCCGTCAGAAGCATAGATGCGGAAATGCGCAGCCGTTCCCGATGCATCGGCGGATGTGTCTTCCCATGTGCCGGATTTTGCTTTCGCGCCACCCGAGGCGGCGGCCATCCAATCCGCGCCAAGCGCAACGGTCGCGAGCACCGCGCCAGCATCAGCCGCCGCGCAATTGGCAGGAACCGTCGTCGTCCTGATTTTCATGATCGCCGACGTGCTGATCGCCGTTTCGATCGCGTCGAGCTTGGCATTTCTTACGGCAACGGAATATTGGAGTGTCACTTGTCCACCTCTTCTTTTTCAAACGACTTGATCCGACCGTTCTTGTCGTAGCCGGTGACAGTCGTGATTTCCTTGGTGTGCTTTGCCTCTATGATGACGTTCGGCGGCGCGACATTGACGACCGTCGGCTCGCGATTGTCGGTCATTGCGATGTTGATCGTCGGACTGGCCGCGGTCTTCATCTCCGGCTCGACATTCCGAATAACCGGTCGTTCAGCCATCATCTTGATCGACAGCGCGATGTTGGCGGCGACTTCTTCAGGGGCAAATTCTTCC